CCTGCGCAGCCAAGGTTTTAGCTCGCGCATCATGTGGTAAATAATGCTTACCATAATGGTAGGGTTTTTCCGTAACGACCTTCGCAATGTCCTCAATGCTCGCGCCCGACACCGCAAAGTAATCAATGATGTGGATTTCATTCCGGGCCACCTGGTACCACCAAATTGCCGTGTCGTCCCGAAAGCCCAAGTCCCAAGCAGTATATGTCGGCAACGCCGGATCATAAGGCACGGCGCTGATGCGGCCCTGGTCTGCCGCCTCGCGCATTTCGACACCATAGAACGCGCCGAGGATTGCCGCCTCGAAGCTGCACTCGTATTCCTGCATATACTGGTCAGGCGTGATTTGCGCTTTGACCGCATCAAGTTCGTATTGCGGAAGAAGGCCGCTATCAGTCGCCGTCAATCGAAGGAGGAACCATTCGTCGGGGTTTTTCTTGGCCCCGGTGTAAATATCCCAAAATTGATTTTTTCCTTTAGGCGTCCCGGCAAAAACCGCCCAACCCTGCTTATCAGAAAGCGTAGGACGAATGACATGACCCCATACAGAAGGTCTAAAATCGCCATACTCGTCCATAAAAATACCGTCAAAACCCAAACCACGCATAGCATCGGCGTTATCAGCGCCAAAAAGGCGAATACGCCCACCTGTGACAAGATCAATTTGGAGTTCTGCCTCATTTGTCGCCTTCGCTATAGGAGCGCTGAACCGCTTCAGATAATCCCAGGCTACGCTCTTGGCCTGGCTGCGGAATGGAGCAATATACGCAAAAAGCGGGTTGGGCGACTTGCAAGTAACCGCCGCCCGTATGATGTCGTTGATCGCGGCAACCGTCTTGCCAGCCCGACGATGCGCCACAAGGCAAGCCCACCGCTGCGTCCGGTCATGGAATGGCATGAACGCGGTGCGCGGTTGATAGGCAAGACTGATCTCCTTAACCGCCATCCGATTTTTACTTCTTAGCGTCGAGCCACTTCACAACCAATTCAACCGGGCCTTCGTCCTTGCCCGTCATTTCGTTACGGGCCAGCTTGGGGACATGGTATTCGATCAAATCCGAAAAACACTTAATCGCAGCCAGCGGGCCGTCCCGGTCATGGACTTCATCCAGCCATTCCTGGAGCCGGTCAGCGTTCCCGTCCACAAAACGCGCAATCGCCTCACGGGCGTTCTGGGTCGATTTGTTCTTAACGCCCTTGGGCCGTCCAGCATTGCCCTTTTTGAACTGCGCGTGTTTGGGGGGAGGCGCGGCCATCAAATATCGTCCTTTTTCATGGATTCCATAGCGCGGGCCAGCTTTGGCCCCTTGTCAGCGCGGTTGTATTCCTTGGCAACCTTCATGGGGACGCCCGCTTTCTTGGCAAATTTAGGGTCGTGAGCCGCCGCAGCCATAAAACGGCGCTGCTTGTCCGAATGTGAAGGCATTTTCACACCAAAATTGAGCAAATCTAGCAAGAAAGTACGCTTTGCGCGGCAAGTAGTCAATCTGTAGGGGTAAAGCATGAAAAAAAGTCATAATATGGTAGGGTAAAAAGATTTGTACGGGGGGTTAGGCAAGAGCAAGCCCCCACCCCGTCGAAGAATTTTTTGGAAATCGACATCGACAGCCGTGTGGTATTGCCCAATCCCAATGATATCAATGGGTTAGCCTAGCTATGTTGCATCGCACAAGATTTCCCATAATAGACATTATACGCAGACAGGCCGAATAACCCAATGAATACAATGATATTGGCTATCGGTCGGCAAGGGCAATCGAGGCAATTGCAACCGCAAGGTGCATTAACCCCAATCGAGGCGAGGCAATCGGGGCAACGGTAACGCTAGGCGCCGGGGGCTATGGGTATGCGGGCAGGGTAGCGATTGCCGCTGGGCAAGGCTGCCAGCCCCGCAGAATAACCATCTGGTTATTCTGCTCCCAACCCAGCCAGGACGAGACGTACATTTAGAACCGGACATCCGGACAAGACACCGTACCTATAGGTACGGTGTGCGTGTCCCGGCTAGATGCAATGCCTTGTCCGACCGGATATCAGCGTACATTTTGGGCGGTAAAAACGGTCATTTGGGCCGTTTTTAGGATGCCCACGACAAGTGCTGCGAATCGTTATCAAATGTCCGGCGGACATCGCAAATGTCCGGTGCAACGCAACATAAATGGGGTAAATACGCTTAAACCATTGTAATCATTGGCTTTTAAGGGTTTTTAGGGGCAAAAAGTCATAATAAACGCAGGTGTCCGCCCATTTGCCTCTTTCGGCTCTAATCCAGCCGCCAAAAATAATATCATCCCCCCTATTGCATCCCCCAACATCATGAGTTTTACTCATGTCACACCGAATCAACGGTGATGCAAAGGACCGCCATGAGCAAACAGCGCCCGTATCATCGCAGCAAATTTCGGGGGGTATCTGGTTACCCCTTATGTTCGCAATCGGGCAGTACGGGCGGCTACTATGCCATTGATGTGCCAAAAGACGATTGGAATACGCTTAAGCCAGAACAGCAGTGCCTAAAATGCCTTGCCATTATAAAGGCAAGGAAAGCCGCCAAAGCCGCCAAAGTTGCCTAACCTTAAACTGTTAAACCAAAAGGACCGCCCCATGCCCTACATCCCCCCGCACCGTCCTGTCCCCCGCTGGCGTCATGCCGTCCAGGCCGCCCTTGGCACCGCCCTGCTAGCCCTATTGCTAGGCGCGGCTGGCGCGGCGGCTGTACTGCTGGCCGCCTTGGTAGGTGCGTTGTGACCTGGTACTTCGCCACCTGGGACGAAACAGGCGATAGCCAGCGCTTTTCCAGCATAGACGCCATCGTGCGGCACATCATGGATTATGACCTGCCCATCGTTCAGGCAACATTCATCGCGGTCAAGCCTAACGGTGAATGGCGCGATTGCGGGCTGCTTGTAGACGCTGCGCTTGAAGAGGAGCGGCTGGCGGCGGGCTATGACCGCGAACACGCCGAATGGGCTTCGAGCGCCCAAAGGACGGGGCGGTGATGTACGAGTTCAAGCCGCTTCCTGCCACGAAGGGTTGCCCGTTTTGCGGCAAACAACCTGAAATTGTTCGATTTAATATGAATCTCAATTATTCGGTCGTTTATTGTTACCGCGCTAGATGCAAAGCGAGGCCGGAAGTCGAAGCAAAAACAACGCTTCAGGCAATAAACGCATGGAACAAGCGCCATGACTGACAAGCTCAAGCCCGTCCCCCACGCCACCCGCTGCCGGTGCGGTAACACGCTGCCCAAGGCCGCAACGGCCCGATGGGATTCTAAAGACCGGCTGTGGTATGATTGCCACATTTGCCGTCCCCGGCCTGATCCCCGCGACCCTGACCCGGAGCGGGAAGGGCTTTTTAGAAATCATAATTGCTGGGCGTGCGACAATGGCCGGTTGCCGTGCAAACATAAAAACCCAAGGGATTGCGATAACTTAACAGCGAGGAATGATTAGATGCTGCATGAGACAAGCGCCCGCGAGGCATTGGCCGAAATGCGCCAGGGCCGTACTGAAGCCGAATATCTGGCCCTTGTCTGGGCGTCCCGCTACCCGCACCCCATGCCCGCATCATCGCCGGATTGGCCTTACGCGCCAAGCGCGGGTGTTGAGCAACCTAGCAAATTGAGGAAGATTAAATGAAAGCCGCCGATTTCCTATCTCAAGTCGCCCTGATCGTGCGCGAGCGCGGCGAGGTCTATGGTGACGCGCGGGCTAACCTGGGCGACACGGCGGCCCGCTGGACGGCCACGCTGGGCCACACGGTCACGCCCGCCCAGGTATGCCTGTGCATGGTGGATTTGAAAATGAGCCGCCTGAAAGCCAGCCCAACGCACTTGGACAGCTTGCAGGACATATGCGGTTATGTTGCTCTATTGTCTGAGATCATTACAGAATAGCACCTGCGTTACACCCACGGACGGCAGGTGCGGCATCCCCCCGGTTGACTTGGCGGTTCGCCGGGGGGATTGCTATCTCTCTATCACCCACACATCGGGCGACTTTTCATAGATCTTTTTGGCCGCTTTCAGCTTGGTCAACACTCTGTTGATTGCGCGGCGCACGTTGTCGGGGTTGTCGCCGCCTAACGGCTTGGCCTCTGTCCGCATTTCGTGTGTTGTGACAGGTTCACCTGAGTCCAGCATACGCAAGATCATGCTGCTGTATTTGCCAGATTTCAGGTTTTCTGCGGCTTCGCGGGCCTTATCGCTGAAGTTGGCGACCAGGCTGGTCTGCCTGTCGCCGTGCTGGTCAAGGCCCAGATCGACTGATTCCATGTCAAAATAGTATGGCAGTTCAGGGCGCTCGCCGTCCTTCATTTTTGCCACAGTCATCTTGCAAGACAGGGCTTCCGGGTCGGAGCGTTGGACGGACAGCATGGCGTCCAGGTTGGCTGCGATGGCGCTGGAGCCGCGTGGCCTGTTGGCCGCGTCCACGTTGTATCCTGTGTGGTGGATAATCATGACGGTGCAGCCAAAGGGCGCACGAAGGTGCTGGTTGACCGCGCGGAAGAACTCGCTGATCTGGGTTGCGTCATTCTCATCGCCCCCGCCGAACATCTGGGACAGCGTGTCAAGCACGATCAGGGTGGGCGGGACGGGCATTTCGGCAATGTCCATGCGTAGGCTGGTCATTTCCTCTTGTACGGTCAGGTTGAGCGGCGTTATGCAGATGTTGAAATCAGGCACGAACTCTTGGCCTAGATGGGTTTTTGCCCAAGCTGACGCGCGGCGATAGATGCCGCCCCCGCCTTCTGCGGCGCAGTAGACTACCGGGCCTTTCTTTGTCCGCAGTCCCATCCATTCCTGGCCGGTGCATATATGCAGGGCGGCTGACAGGGCGACGAACGATTTGAACGTCTGGCTCGCACCGAATAGGCACATCATGGCGTCTTCTGGGATCACGCCCTTGACTACCCAATCGACGTTGGCCGTGCGTTCTTTGAGCTGCTCCATCGACAGGACCAGCTTTGGGAATGGGTTAGGCGGGGGTTTAGTGTCGTCTGGCGAGAATTTACCGGCTGACTCGACCATGCGGACCAGTTCAGGCCCGGTCCTGACCAGCCAGCGGTCCATTTCGGGGCCGTCCACGGTAGGTTTGGATGCGACCATGATAGACCGCAAATGATTGACTACCGCCCCCCTGTGCATCCCGGAGGCCACCATGGAGCTACTGATCTTCAGGAGCGCGTCATGGTAGGATCGTTGGGACAGGTCGGGGTTGATGATGTCCTTGTAAAGCTGGGCGGCATCGCCCGTCCCGGCTTTAATGTCTGATACAATTTTGGCTTTGCCGATTTTGCTCCTGATGTCCTCAAGGTCTAGCCCGAAACAGGCGGCAGCGTCGGCCAGCGTCTGCACTTCACTCAGGTCACAGCTAATCAAGCGGGTTGTGTAGATGCCGCCAGGCCGTGCTTTGGTGTTAGACCCCACGGGCAAGCGAGCATACCGGACGGGGTTGTTACCCGACGAATCAGCGGCGATCAGCTCACGCGCGGCCATCTCTGACAACACGCCGTCAATCAGCGGCAAGTTGCGGGTATCGGCATCCTCAGGGTCTAGTAGTACCCCGATCTGATACCTACTAGGGCTAGTCTCTAGGACATAGCTAGGCATAGACATGAGTTGCGATGGGTCGGCATCGTCGGCCAACAATACGGCTAGGCGGCCAAACGTCTCTTTGGACCGCCGTTTTTTGCCATCGCGGCTGTACAACACCGATACGCAAAAATATGCATTATCTTCTTGACGTTGGTTAATAATTGCCTTTTCATTGTCGGTTCCGCCGTAAGCATTACCGCCCCAAACGGTTGGGAGCGCCTTGCTAGGGTCAGACGCAAACGCCGTAGTCCAGCCGTAGTCGTAGTTTTCCCGTAGCTTGCCATAGACGGCAGCCAGGAACTCACTATTACGCATTAGAGCCTCGTTTAGATGCCCGAAAGCATTTTGATTGTGATTTTGATTTTATGCTTCGCTGCGTACTTGAGTATTTTAGGCCAGTATTTCTGGGCAATTCGCCCGCCTGTGCCTTCTTTGACCAACCAGCGTGAGACGCCGGACTGCGTTAGGCCCACCAACTTGGCGGTCTTTGTAACCCCGCCGAGCATTGTGCAGACTGTGAAGGCCGGTTCGCACCGACCTTTGATGATTGCCATAAATCAAATCCTTTTTCTGGGCGCGGCGGACATTGGGGTGGTTCGCATTGGTTGACAAGCGCAAATATAACAAAAAAACATATTGATTTATAGTTGTGATCCCCCCTACAACGTCTTTCGCAATGATTTGGAAGGACTGATTTATGGCGTTTGACTTGAAGTCAATTCGTAAGAACGAGGCTATCTCTAGCCCGCGTGTTTTGTTGTATGGCGTTGAGGGTATTGGCAAATCCAGCTTTGGAGCATCTGCCCCTAACCCTATCTTTATCTGCACGGAAGACGGCCTAGGCTCGCTCAAGGTTGACAGCTTCCCGCTGGCTACATCGTCCGACGATGTTATGGCCGCTATTGCTACGCTGTATTCGTCCAAGCATGAGTTCCGCACTGTTGTGATTGATTCCATGGACTGGCTCGAAGCCATGATTGCCAAGGAAATCGAAGCCAAGTATGACGCTAAGGATTTGGCTTATGGCCGTGCTGCCGTGTACGCCGTTGGACGTATGCGGGAAATCTTGGACGGTCTGAATGCCTTGCGTAACGATAAGGGCATGATTGTCATCCTGATTGCTCATTGCCAGATACGCCGGTTTGATAGCCCGGAAGTCGAACCTTATGACCGCTATATGCCCAAGCTCCAGGACAAGGCTAACGCTGTTGTCCGTGAGTGGGCTGACGCTGTGTTGTTCTGTAATTACAAGACCGTCGTTAAGAAGGACGATGTGGGCTTTAACCAGACCAACAATCGCGGCATTTCGACGGGCGAACGCTTGCTGTTCACTAGCGAAAAGCCCGCATACATGGCGAAGAACCGCTATTCCATGCCTGAGTCTATCCCCCTGTCTTGGGATGATTTTGCCGCTGCAATCAATTAACCACTGGAGACTAAACTATGCCTATCATTGAATTTGACGCTGTTGAACCGTCTGAGTTTGCACCGCGCACCTTTGAAGCCCTGCCGCGCGGCGATTATACCGCTATGATTACTGACAGCGTGTTGAAGGAAACGAAGGCTGGCACAGGCCAGTATATTGCGCTGACCATGGAAATCATTGACGGTTCATATTCGGGCCGCAAGATTTGGGACAATCTGAACGTCAAGAACGCCAATCCTACCGCTGAGAAAATTGCCCAGGCTAGCCTGACCCGGTATTTCCAGTCGTGCGGTCAGGATTTGGAGCGCGGCGCTGACACCACGGCGCTGTACAACATCCCCTTCAAGCTGACTCTTGGCATTGACCGCAACGATCCGACCCGCAACACGGTGCTTGGTTCCGGCCCGCTTGGCAGCGCCAAGAAGCCCAAGCCCACTGTTGACCGCGAAGCTATTGCTTCCGGCAAGAAGCCTTGGGAGAAATAACATGATTACTGGATTGGATCAGGCAATTTACAGCCCAGAGTGGGAAAAGATAGGTGACAAAAAAACGCTTTACGCGGACGATTGCCCTAGCAAGGAAATCTTGCTTACGTCAATTGCACTGAGCCTCAACAGGATTGCGGTTGAGAGTGAAAGCATTGCCACCAGCTTGATGAACATTAGCATCAACATAGAACCCTTGGGGGAATAGATGGTTACGATCCCAGAATCCGATCACACTACAGCCCGCAAGATTTATGATTGGTATGAATCAAAGCGTGAAGGCCACAGGGAACACCTGGGCGCGTCTCTGATTGGGCATGAGTGTGATCGGTTTCTGTGGTTGACCTTTCGCTGGGCTGCGTCCCCCAATTTTGAAGGGCGCGTATTGCGTTTATTTGGGACAGGCAAAAGGGAGGAGCAGCGTGTTTACGAAGAACTTCGCGCAATCGGGGTTGAATTACACACCGAACAAAACGGTAAGCAAATCGAATGCCGCGATAATAGCGGTCATTTCGGCGGTAGCGTTGACGGCATTGGCCGGGGCTTTGCTGAAGGGCCGAAGACTTGGGCTGTTTTAGAGATTAAGACAGCCAATTTTTCAGCGTCCAAGAAGCTGAAAGACACCGGCGTCGAGAAGGCCAAGCCCCAGCACTATGCCCAGATGATGATTTACATGGGTATGATGAAGCTGGATCGGGCGCTCTATCTTAACGTCAACAAGAACACAGACGAAATCTATACCGAATGGGTGCATTTCAATCAGGGCGTTTTTAATGACCTGATGCACCGCGCACAAAAGACCATCGCGGCCACCGCACCCCCGCCCAAGGTTACGGACAGCGCGGCAAAGATGCCGTGCAAATGGTGCGACTTTGCGCCTTTCTGCCATGACACGCAGCCCGCTGAGTTTAATTGCCGTACTTGCTGCCATTCCACGCCTGTCGCGGACGGCAAGTGGACTTGCCATGAGTTTGCCAAGGAACTATCAGCCGACGACCAGCGCAAGGGCTGTGATAGCCATATATT